AACCCTTGGACTTGGCTAATCGACAAAGGGTCATTAACCCATTCCCCGCCGTTGTATCGCAAGAACTCATCTGTGTCAGGCAAGTTTAAATTGACGTCGCTCAGGTCGTTGAGCTGTTCAGCTCCACCTGCGTCGGCTGCAGGTACCCAGCTGTCCGTGGCTGCGTCATAGCTCAGTATCTGGTTGTCAGTGACGCCGTCCACATTCACGTCAGACAGGTCGCCCAGCTGCGCACCCGTCACAGGCGTGCCGAGCGCAATCTCGATGTCGTCGCGCTTGATGCGGAAGGTGAACTTCAGCACCTGACTGTATCGCCGTGGGTCGTATTCAATCTCCACGTCGACGTCATTGAACTGGACGCTCTCTACGTTCACGCCGTTGTACGTACCGCTTACGCGATCCAAAGCACCGCGCACCGCCACGCCTAGGTCAGCGGCTTCGTTGTAGCTGTCGGCATAGCACAGGAATTCGAAGCGTACCTCATCAAGCTTCGACGGTCCGTCATGCGTGTCTTCTGGAGCTACGCTCTGCAGCTGGTAAATGATAAAAGGCGTCACCGCCTCCTGCTCAGCAATCTCTGGAAAGATGCGTGTGCCTACTATGTCCGTGACTGCGGTGGTGCCGCTCAGAATGCCGTATACTGCTTTGCCTGCGTTCATTTCTTTGTCTTCTTTGCCGCCTTGCGTGCCGCCTTGCGAATTTGGAACTCGTACTTCTTGCGCATCGTATCCAGAGCGTATTGGCGTTTGTTGCGAATGGACCGCTCAAAGACGCCTTCGTTTCTTCCGCCTCCAAATTTCTGGTCACCGCCTTCTACAATATTAGCAAACCAGCCGTCATTTTCGTGAGGCATCCTTTTACCTACTCGTGGTCCGACCCAAAACGTGCTGTATCGCTTATCGATTTTCCACACGCGAATGGACCTGCGCAGCGTACCTATCTGGATGTTGTCGGTGTCTTTGATTTCTTTTTGACCTCTACGGATGCGGATGACCTCGCGAGCGTCTTTGATGTTGGCGAGCATCTCCTTTTTGTAGATGTTGCCAACGGATCGGTGGATGCGTGTCTGAATCTTTGGGTCGCTGACCTGCTTGCGCAATTCCTCAAACTGCTTCATCAGCGGGCCGATGTCCACGCCGATGCCCTCGAAGCCTACGCCGCCTCCTTTCTCCTGTAGACTGCCACGTGCCATCAGGTGCCGCTGATTTGACAAAGCAGCACAAGCTGGTCGTTGCGGCCAATCTCCTCGATGCCTTGGATGTTGTAATACTTCGAATTGTACAGCACGCGGTCGTCAGCCTTGATGCCTCGGCTGTCGCTGCTGCTGCGAATCTTAAAGCGCAGGCGCTGCACGGGCATGTCTTGGCTCGTCGTGATGCGCTCCGTCATGCCTTCGCCCGTCTTCATAAGCTCCGCCCATACGGTCAGCAAGGTGCTCCACGTCTGCACGCGCTCGCCGTAGCTGTTCGTGCTCGTGGTGTACCTCTCCACCGTAATGCGTCGGTCGCTTTGCCCAATCCTCATGACGTCGTGATGATGCGGTAAGGGTTGAGGATAGCGTACAAGCCCATAGGCAGCTCCACTGCGATAGTGCCAGTCAGCACGGGCTGGCGCTGTTCGTACAGATGCGCCACCATCCAGCGGATGGCCGTCAAGATTGGTGCAGGTACGTCGGCCTCGGCGTAGCCTAACGTCATGTTGATCTGCACGCGGTGGTAGCTGTCGTCATACGTGTCGGGTACTTGGTCAAACGTGATGCGTGCGGCATTCGTCTTTATGTCGTACCAGTATTTGCTGGTGTCCAGCGTCTGCGTATCGCCTGCGGTGTCTTTGTACGTCACGCTGCTGATGGCGCTGATGGGACCCACAGGAAAGCGCGAAGGCTTGAAGTAATCCAGATAGCCGACCGCAGTCACGTCGCCCAGCCGCGTGTTGCAGTAGTCTTCGACCCACTTGATGGCGGCGTCACGGTACGCTTCAATGAGCGTATCCTCGTCGCTGTGGTCGACGCGCAGGTGCGTCTTCAAATCGGCCACCGTGATGACGCTGTCGAGCGTTGGCGTGCCTGTAATTTCTACGGTCATCATGTCGCTAAAATACGGACAAAAAAAAGAGGCAGCCTAAGCCGCCCCTTTCTCATGGAACAATCAAAAACAATCAAGCGCTCAACTGAACAGCAGTGGCCAAGGCCTTTGGCTGTCGAACGTCGAAGTCGTAGAAGCGGTTTACGTGCAAAGTGATTTGCGCGTTGCCTGCTGCACTGTACGGATCGACCAACAAGTCGATACCACCAAAGTAAGCGAGGATACCGCCCTGTGCGAAGTTTCCGAAAATCATGGAACCGCCAACAGTTGAACCTCCAACAGCTGTGTCGAGCGTTGAGTTCACCAAGTATGGAGTGGCAACTGCTCGGTAATTGTTGAAATTGCCGTTCTCCCAGATAGCGCTCACTGAGCTGACCTGAGCCAAAGCCTTCGACAATTCGTAAGCCTTAGGACTCATGACGTATGCAGCACCAGCAAGGTTTGCACCGCCAGCCAATACAGCCGCCTCCATCGCGTTTACGATAGCAGCGTCGAGAGCGTCGTCAGCAGTGACCGTCTGGTTTACTGCAGTAGAAGCAATGATAGCGTCAAATGCTGCGTCATCGATGTAGGCGTTCATAGCTGAGGCCAACTCGCCAGCAATCAAAGAATCGACTTCTGCACCGCCTTGCAATACCAATTGCTTGCTGTATACGGTCTTTGCAGAAACGCGGTTTGGAGTGAGGCTCAACTCGTCCATCTCCATGCCTGAAGCTGCGTTTGCATCAACTTCGCCTTCACCAGTACCTGCAGCCTTCACGCTTACACGTGGGAACTTGAGGTTGCCAGTAGCGTTGCGAATAACGGTAGTTCCCAATCCCTCGATTACGGTTGGGGCACGCAAAGCCTCGATTGCAGCAGGTACGTTGGTTGGAACGAATCCTGAACCGTCGCCGCTTCCAGCTTGGAAGTTGTCAGCAGCTCCAGCACGCAAAGCAACCGTTGGGATGGCAATCTGTCCAGCCATCTGCAAGCCCTGTGAGCGTGCTTCCTTCTGTGCTTCTGCTGCCCATTCCGCTTCTGCGCCTTCCAAGCTGCGACCGTTGGCTACGGCTGCAACGGCACGCGACAAAGAAAACGAACCGTTCACTCGCTCAACTTCGCGCTGCTCAGCGTTTGAAGCTGAACCGCTCTGCGCCATGCGTGCGACCATTTCCTGCTCGCGCTGCTTGTGCTTAATTTTTACGTCGAGGTCTGCAACCATGCTGTCGAGCTTGTCGCATCGCTCCTGTTCTGCCTCAGTCAAGCTGCGGCCTTCGCTGTCGGCCTTTTGTCCGATACCTACGAATTCTTCGTAGTATGCGGATCGCTGGCCTTTCAAATCGTTTAGTGTCATATTCGAAAAGTTGTTCTTAGTTGTTGGCGTAAAGTTACGCGCTTCGGTTTTTATGGTTTCAGGTTCTGCGCGTTCTTCCGTTTCCGGTTCTTGCGTTTCCTGGTCGTCGTTCAATTCCGCCGCTTCCTGCGCCGCCGCTGCCATGTTTCGCGCTGCTACTGTCGTTGAAGGTGATGCCGGGTAAGTTACGCTTGACACGTCGAGCAACTTGCCGATTTTGGTTATCGTTCGCGTGCTTCGGTCTTCGCTCCATTCGTCTGCGTCAATCGTAAAGGCAAAGCTGGACTGGGTGATGTCGCCGCGCTTGATGAGCTTGTAAAGGTCGCGCCCGTCTTGCGTGTCGGCAAGTGCCGCGCGGTATCGCAGCCCGGTATCGTCTACTGTGAGTTCAAGCGTGCCGTTCGTGGTTCGTGCGAGTGGCGCGCCCGTGTGGTTCAACAGGAATCGCACGTCGTGTTCGAGTACGTCGTCGAACGCGCCGCGTGCTACCGATTCCTTGAAATAACCCAAATCGTACTCCACGTCGAAGTTGCTCGCGTAGCCTTCCACGATTAACGAATCGTCGCCGGCCGCCCGCACTTCGGACGTTCTCAATTCCACGTTTTCGCCGTACTGCGCACGCAGCTCGGCCTCGTGGTTGTTGTTCTTTTCTTCCATTTTATTAATTGTTTTTCGCGCCCATGGCAGCATCGACTTGCCGCCCCAAGCGTCGTACATCAACCCGCCGCAACCTTCGTCATAAGGCACGTCGGCGTTTTGTGCGTGACGGCTTAGGAAGCTGTAAACGCGTTTCACTGTGTCCAAAGATAGCTTTTCCCGGTTTGCGATTTGGTTGGCGCGCTGTTTACCTACTGGCGTGCCGCAACTGCCCCAGCCGTTTTCATCGGCGTATTTCAACGCGCGCTTGGCGTTATTTACCGCGCTTTCCGGGTAATCACTGAACGCCATCGGTGCTTAGTTTATCCGAGTACGCGCCCAACCGGTCGAGCGCGATCTGATTGACCTGGACAACGTGGGTATCGCCGCCTTCGGTCGGGTTCATGTCCTCTTTCTGCCGCACTTCGTTAATGTTCAAAACGCCGTTTTGCAGCATCTGCGTGTAGAATGCCGCGCGGCTTTGCATATCGCCTCGGTACAAATCGTTCAAGTTGAATTTGCTGTACAGCTCCGGCCGCTCCCGAGCTTGCAAAAGTTTGCGGTCTATT